GACCCACGATAGGTCTCCAACTGCTTTTGGAACGCCTTGTCGAGGTTCTTGGCGTTGTCGTAGGTGCTTGCGCGGGAGACCACCACGTCGTCACCCTCACGCCCTACAAGGTCAAGAATCAAGTCCTTTGGGCGCGGTGTCGTAGTCACGATGACACGAGGGTGGCTGTGGGGCTTGTCGTCTGGCTTGATACGCAAGCCCAGCATCATGTTGTCCCACGCCTCGTTTGGGCCAAGGTATTGATATGCCGCCAACTCGTCACACCAACAGAACGATGAGTTAATACCACGCAGGCGGTCATACGAGTCAGCCGACACGCCTCGAATCTTGGAACCGTTGGACAGCTTGATGAGGTGGTCTTGCTTGTTGTAGTCCACCACCAGCGGCTCAGGTATGCAAGCAAGCAATCCGCTTGGCCCTTCAAAGCAGGTGAATTTCAGGTCACCCGATGTAGGAGCCAGCACAATGCTCATCGTGTTGGGGTGAGTCCATGCCCACCACCACAGTGCTTCAGCCGCTGACCGAGTCTTGCCTGCACCTCGGCCCGCTAACATTAAAAACACCGTGTAATCAATCTCAAGGTCTGGCGGTATCTGATAAGGATGTGCTTGAACCACCCACCCAGCATGGGCAATCTGCGCGATGCGGTCATGCTCCCCTTGGGCGTTGAACTCCGCCTGTACTTCTGGGTCTTCGAGCAGTTCAGCCAGCACGCTTGGTCATCTCAAGGTTGCGAATGACTTCAAGGAACTTGTTGGCGTTGGTGTCCTCGGTCTTGATAGCGGCTCCACCCTCCACGCCTTCGAGCGCCACGCGGTCACCATACTTACGGGGCTTCAGCTTGGCAGACGTCCACTTGCGTGCCTCAATGCGTTGCTTCTGCCACATTAGGTAGGACTGGTCAAGGTAAACGCGCCCCTTGTCGTCCTTGAACTCAGGCGGCTTCTCATCAGCGATGGAAAGGATTTCGTCAGCGTTGGTGTCAGCTTGGTCTTCACGGGCGCGCGTGTACATATCGCAGAAGACGGGGAAGCGAATCAACCAACGGTAAATTGTCGCAACGTGAGGGAGATGCTCATCAGCGCATATACGCACTAATGGTTCACCGTGAGTAATCCTCCAACATATCTCGTCTGCTATGTCTTCTGTGTACTCTACTGGTCGATGAGCAGGTCTTGGTATTTGCGGGGCTACAGGCTTCTTAGCGGGCGCAGGAGCCTCTACCTCGGTCTCGTATAGCGCAGGCTTGGTAATCTTCTCTTGACGCGTTGTCTTGCGTTTGGCAGGCTTCTTGGCGGTTTCTGGCATAACCCGTAATCCCCAGTGAACGTGAATGAATGACTCAAGTGTATTCGATTCGCTTTCACTTCGCCAGTGTAAGTTGTTGATGTGCGGGGTCTGCTCCCATCAAGACGACGATGACACCCTCGCAGGGATTCCCAGACAACAGGGTGACACACACCAACACGGCTGGGGACTGCGAAGGTCACTGGGTTTCATGCCTACCCCCTATCGCTGTACCGAAGTGGCTTGTACAGAGCCACCAATCCCCATGCGTGATGGTTCCACTTGCGTGGAAACCGACTCGGTTCTATTTCGCTTTCGATTCGCTACACAGCTTACCAACGTATGCGCTGGACTCTTGCTTCATGCAGTCATCCTCGCTCAACGTGAAGTCTGGAACCCACGCCATAAGCGCAAACAACAGAACCATCATTATACCAATTGCAATCTTTTCAAGCAAGGTTTCTTCACGATTATTCATCTGTCCATTCCTCTATTTTTCGACTCGCCAAGTCACCCCAGTTCACTGTGTCAAGGTATGCGTTGGCAAACTCTTTTGCAATCTCTGGCGAGTTGTCAACGTAATACCTGACACGCTCCTCCAGCGCTTCGCCCAAAGTGTGTGGGCAAATCATCTCAGGGTCAACAGGGTCATTGACCCCGTCGAAGTCCGACATGGGTATCGGGTCAATAAACTGGTAAATCTTCTCTACCGCGTTCACTTCACCTCCTCCACAGTCACGCGATACTTGCGACCGTTACGGTCTTCCACGTTGATAGTCTTCTTGGTGCTGGCAAATCCACCAGACTCAGTCAAGTCGTACTTGGGGCGGCTCACGCTGGCAAGCAGGCGCTCGGTGTCGTTGGCCTTGAGGTTGCCCACGATGTTGTGCGCAATGTAATCGCAGTAGGCAACGTAGGACTTTGGCAGGTTGTCAAAGAATTTAGTAACGATTGTGTTCATGTTGTCAAAGTGTGTCATATCGATTCGCTTTCAGTTGGTTATTGATTTGGTTTAGGACGCAAATTGTGCTTGCATTTCTTCCCACTCTTTTACAGTCATCATTTTTACTTCTGTTTCATCCCAACGACTGAAATGGTGAAAGGCTTCGCAGGCTTGCTTGATGGTTAGTGGCAATGTTGGTCTCCACATTTTTAATGCGCCAACGTAAGTGTCTCTGCGGATAACAATCCACTCTTTGCGACCGTTAGGGTTTGAGCCAACTCCACGATTTCTGCGTGATGTTCTGACGATGGTTCCACAGGCTGATGAGTATGTCATTTCGCTTTCCTTCTCTGTTGCCCAACTGCGTTATTGCTGTTGGTGGTGTAATTGTAGCATAAACGATTGGGGGGTTGTGAAGCCCCCAAACAAATATTTTTATTAGGACTTTCCCTAATATGCGTTGGCATCTTCCAACACCTGCTTGAAGTCGGCCTTGGCCTCCTCCACCAGTAGCTGGTAGTCCTCCTCTGGCACATCCAGCGTGATGTCCTTGCCCGTAGCATCGAACACAAACACCTCGAACTCCTCGGCATAGTCAGGCGCATGGGGGTAGTTCAGTTCCGCTGGGGTGTAGTCATAACCCACAGTTACATCCTGCGTGGTCTCGCCGTTGTCGAATGACACGGCGCTATCAAATGTGTAATCCAGTTGATTGATTTTCATTTCGCTTTCCTTTCGCTTTTGATTCGGTTATTGGGGCCGTAGCCCCCTTGGTTTATTGCTTGGCCCAGTACCCGTAGACACACCTGCCCGTGTCTCGTTGAGGGTTCCATGTGTCGTTGACTACGCCATCAATGACGGCGGTGTAGTGCTTGCTGACCGACACCACTAAGTTGCCCATTGGCAACTCGCCGTCTCTTAAGTGAACCTTGCACCCAGTGCCAATGCCCATCGTTGGCGTCCACACAAAGCCAATTGAAACCATGTAGTCCTTGAACCACTTGCGCGTGACGTTGATGCCACTACGAGCAGATGCGGAGCGCTTACCGCGCTTGCCTGCTGGCTGGCTTCCAGTCCCGTTGGCAAGAGCCGCATACACCTCTGCGTATGGCAGGCCAGAGGCAATTGCAATTGCACGAGCCACGCAGTCACCTGCTGTGCCTTTGAAGCCTGCGACCTCTCGGCCTCCATCGTTGTACTGATATTCCATTTCGCTTTCCTTCGCTGTTGTAGCACCGAGAATTTCAGTGCTTAGTGTAATTGTAACATAAACAAAGTGGGGGCTGTAAACCCCCTTTGAAAATATTTTTACTAGGACTTACCCTAGTGCCACCTCCACCACTTTTGGGCGCTGGATGACGGTCTGCTTGATGCCGTTGTAGACGGTGTGTTCTTTGATGCTGGCTTTTACTGTGGTGGTGTCGCCCTTGCCACCAATGTCGGTCTTGCCCTTGTAGGTGATGGCGTTGCCCTGCTCGTCACGAGCGATGGTGATGTAGTTGTCACCGTAGAACTCGGACTTCAGCACCACAATGCGCTCGACCGTGATGGTCAGGGTGACCTTGTCGCCCACGTTACCAATGTGTTGGCTGTTGGCGCGTGCGGCCTCAATGCGGTCAATCACTGCAAAGCAAGACTCGGTTGCCTCAGCCTGACGAACGGATAGGTTGCCCCAATGGCTCAGGTTATCCACCATGCCGCGCAAGAAGTCATTGTTGCCCGTGTAGGCTGTCAAACGGGCCACCAAGGCGCTGTTGGCATCACGCCATGCCTGAGTAGCTTCTTGGCGCTCTGCGTCTCTCTGGGCGCGTTCAGCGGCAAGTTGCGCCTTGCGTGACTCACGACGCTTTTGTGCGCCAACTTGGCGACGTGCGCGGGTGTGGTCAGCGCGAACCTTCTCAAAGCCTTCAATACCCCAGCCAGTCTTAGCCACGCAATCGCAACCCACCTTGAACTGACGTGCGCCAGCAATAGAGCCTTTAATCCAGAACTCCCAACGAATGCCAGTGCCGCAGTAGTCACAGCAACCGCCAGCCTTGCTAGTGCCGTCAGGCAAGGAAAACACGTTCTCTGTGACGTGGGTGCAAGAGAAGGGAGCCTTGCCAAGGTTTGCTTTTTCAAATGGGTGTGTCATGGTGTGTCGCTTTCTTTTCGCTGTCCTGCGGATTGCAGTGAGGCTAGTATAAGTCAAAATTAAACAAGTCAACATCTTTTTTAAAAATAAATCTAAGTGCTTTCCCTAATGTCTTTCAGGGTCATGCCGTAGTTGTTGATGCCCTTGGAAATCACTGCGTCAGGGCGTGGAATCAAGGTGTTGTGCTTAAACACGGTGTAGTCAACGTGGTGATGCCAGCGACCAAACCGCCAGACCACCTCAGCCACGTCAGGGTGCAAGCGCTCTAGCATCTGCGACTTGGGCAGGGTTCCCTCCTTGGCGTAGAACTCGTCAGTGTTGCCCCCTGTCATTGTCTGGGTGGTGGCCTTCTCTTGCAGGAAGGCATTGAACTGCACCGTGCAGAGGCCAGCCTTGAGCGCCCGTAGGGACAGGTCGGTGTCCTCGTTGTAGCGGCCTCTCCAGCGCATTGGCAAGTCGTTCTTAATGAGCAGGCAGGAGTAGATGCGGGTGTTCATTACGAAGGCAGGCAGAGGCTCCTTGGCCTTGGCAAAGAAGTC